ACCTCCGCCAATCGCTTGTCGGTCTGCTGCTTGAACCTGAGCTGCTTGCCGAGCGTCCCACGCCCGTTGGTCTGCGTCCATTGCAGCTAATTCATCAGCAACCTGTCCAATAAAGTCTGAGAGTGTTGCCATTACTTTGTTTCTCCTGTTTATTTTTTATAGTTATAGTATAGCATTTGACTATAGGAATGTGTAGTTACCGTCTTGGTTCTGAAGATCCTTGAGCTGGTAGACAAGTACCCACCCTAGTAGAGTAAAGGTCTCGCCAACCGTATCATTACTGAAGCGGATCTTGAGTGTGCGCGAATCAATATTGACACCAATCTCATATGTGGTGTGAGAGGTGTTTGTAACTGATGATCCACCAGACCCACCTGTATTAGACAGACCTAGGTCGTTCTCTGTGTATGTGTCTGATTGAGATGTACCGTAGATCAACTGCCCAAACTCATCTGTACCGAGACCGCCGGGCAGTCCTGTTGAAAGCTCTACTGGGCGACCAGCTGTACCGTTCTCTGTCTCGTAGGAGATTTGCACACTACCTGTAGTAAGGCGGAATATTGGGAATAGCTCGTACCAGTATTTCTCCCGCTCGATAGACTTTGCCTCAAATGCACGGGTAATGAATACCGCTTCGATTGGTTCACCGTTGTCATCGTATTTGCCCCAGACAAACTCCTGGATTTGTGTAGTCTTATCGTCAGCAAAGATCAGGTGGTATTTCCTGTCATTGTCCTTGTCTACGAAAGCGAGTATATCGTTGGCGCAAACATTGTCCCATAGAGCCCATGCATAGAATCGTCGGTCGTATACAATAAGTGTGTTATTTCGTTCACTATTGAGAGGAACTGAAAGCCAGTACCTGTCGTCGTAGTATACTGCAGTACACCGTGTGTATTGGGCTGGTGGAATGTCTTTGAGGAGGTTCTTGATACGGCTTGAAAGCTCATTCGTACGGATAGCGGCGTAGTAGTTTGGTTCGTTACCAAGGACATAAACACCCTTATCTGTAAGGAAGTAGCAGTCGTTTTCTACTGATGCGATGGTATTATGTGACACACAGCCGTATGAGCTTGACACCCGCTGAACCACAAAGTTGTTCGAGTCATTGAATGACAGCTGAAAGATAGACCGTTCCTTGAACACAATAAGGACATCCTGGAAAAACCCTAGGCCTGTTACTGCCTGGCCGTCGTTCTTATTAATATCGATAGCGCGAGATGTTTGGTCGCCTGCAAAGACAGTAGCACCTGGTACTTGCTCTGCGTTGTTGATAGCAATGTCGTTTGGATCACTTGGTGCAACACTGTTAGTAAAGCGGCTTGGTTCTTTTGCCGGCGCAAAGTATAGACGGAATGGTTGGCCTGGTGTACCAAAGGCTACGTGGTAACCCTTGTAAATAACAGACCCCTCTGCACGAGGCATAGTACCTGGACGCTCTAGTTTGTTGCCATCCCATACAACACCACCGTTCGTCTTGTCCCAGATGTATGTCTTCTGGTAAAGGGAGGTAAAGTTGACTACCTTGTCCTTGTCGACCGTTACTGTAGTAGACAGGGGTTCGCTCAATGCACGGTTCTGGTACTTACGGATATTGCCACCGTCAGCAAGCATGACATAGTTGAACCGCTCTGATTGGTACGCACCTAGGCCATTTGATGATGAGGACAGGTTGAAGTTCAGGGCCTGGTATCCTGGACGCTTTGTTGCTGCACCACCCTCTACGTATTCAATGTTCTTTGTGCCATAGGTTGATTCCTTGTCATTTGCAAGGATGTCAGCCACAAGCACGTTAAGACCACGTGATGGGTTCATTACACGAATATCATTGTATCGTGCATTAGCGCTTCCGGCACGTAACCTGTGTTGGGGTTGTTGTGTCCAGCGTACCATACTAGTCTCCTACGTCTCCTGTGTATGTACCCATAACATCCTGGTAGGTGGTGATGTGTCGTGGTGTGTGCCTTTGGGCTAGGCCTACTAGGCGATCAAGCTCAACATGGAATTGATCCCACTCTTGGGTAACATCTGCGTGAGCGGGGTTGTCTGCCTCTTTGGCGTAGATCACTGCACCGAGTGCGATTGCCATTGCTGATGGGAATGGGACTTTCTTATTGGAGGTAAGTGCTGGTGGTTCTGTTTGGTAGGTCATAGTGAACTTGTTTGCACCAACAGCTTTGTATAGACCTTTGTTCTGGTCAAACTCAAATGATACTGTGGTTGAGCTACCTGAGCCAAGTTGTACCTCTGAGACACCATCAATACTGCGCCAGCCTTCTAGATCAAAGTCATCTGGCAGGTAGCTGATGCCCTGGTTGTTTGGCGCTACTGTTGCACGCTTCTTACTGAATGTCCATGGGTAGTACCGCCATGCGTAATCAAAAGCATCTTGGCAGTATCGCTCAAGGTTGTCTGTCTCACCTGCTGGAAGGTTCTTGCGCCCCATCAGGTTGTTGAGTCGGATAAGTACGTCTGATAGATCAATCATATTAGTTCACCCGATATTCTGGGAATACCTCCCTTAAGTCTTGTACTAGGCCGTTTGTAGCACTACGATCCTTTGACTCCTTCTTTGCGGTGTCGAATAGGCGAGACTTGCCATCAAGCATCTCATCCACACCTACGATAGCCTGCCAGGTCATGCGTGGTACACTCACGCCGAACTTTAGACCCATAGCGCCTTTCTCTTTTTTCTCGTACACCTTGTTCTCACGTGTCTTTTTAAGTGCACGCTGTTGAGCTTTCTGCTCTTTAAGGGCTTTTGGATTGGTTTTGCCGAGTAGGTCGTGAACCTTTCTCCAGCGTTTTTTGTAGTCTGTCTCGTTGACAATGTCTTCTGCTAGTATAAAGTTTTTTGTTTTCTTCATTTTTAAATACCTCTTACTAAATTATACCAAAAAGAAACCCCCCTGGGTAGGGGAGTCTCCTCTAGCTGAGCACAGAAACTAGGCGTTCTTGATACCCTTGACTGCCATGTTGGCGGCTTCGTAGAGGCCTTCGAGGGTAGCTTCACCCACGATTGCACCCTTCTCGTAGTCACCACCCTTTGGTGCATCCATGTTCTTTGGCTCACGGAGATACGCGATCTTCCAGGTTGCCTCAGTAAGGACAAGGAGGTTACCAGTGTCAGCAGCAGCTTTCACGCTGTTGATGAAGCGGTGCTTAAAGATCTTAACGATACCAAAGTCACTCTCGTACACGTCTACAGCGTTGACCAAGCGGCGGTCTTTAGCCTCGATGTTTCGAGTGTTGCCAGCAGTAAAGCTGGAGATGGTTCGCTTACCACGAGCACCAACGTAGACAGCGTCAGCGTTACCGCTAGCAGCCTGGCTGGTGTCCCAGACCTTCTGGAAGTAGTCGTTGAGCAAAGCTTCCGTCAGGTTGTTGTTAAGGTTAGCGACCTTGTTGGTGGTGATTTGGTCAAAGATACCACCCATCTCACGAGCCGTAGTAGCGTTACCGGCGTTGGCTACACCGTGCAGCAAAGCCCACTCGAGCTTGTGCTTCCAGTTCACCATAGCTTTAGCGCTGTGGTAGGCCTTTGGCGAGGTCATGCCTGCGTGCTTCGAAGCTTCCTCAGTGCCAGACACCTTCCAGTCTTGGACGATGATCTGGGTGTAGTTCGTCTTGCGAGTTGGGTTGGTTACATCCCCAGCACCGTAGTCAGCACCCTCAACCGCTTTCTTGTCGTTCGATGTGTCAGTAAGCGTATCGTAACCATCTACCAACCACTGGTGAACGGGTTGCTCAGCCTTGCTTTTCCCGAGGCCGGTAGTCAACTGCGTTTCAGTTGGGTAGAGATTAGTGATGTAGCTCAAGACATCTTCGACAACAGCCTTGTTGTTGTATGTCAATGATTGGGCCATTTTTTATATCTCTCCTGTTTATTTTTATACATACATATAATACCACAGGAGAGATTTATAAAACAATAGCTGCTAGAATGTGCCTTCGTCGATGCGCTGCTGCAAGATCTGGGCTAATGCGTCTGCCCCACCCTGCTCGATCATGCGTGCCTGGTCAGCTGCACTTGGCTTCTGCTGGACTGGTTGGCTTGCGCCGTTCGTCGTAGGTTGCACTTGAGTGTAGGTTGTTTGGACTTGGCTGTCTGCAATGCCTTGGCGGTACTGATTGCCAGCAATGTTGATGATGCTTTCAGCTGCCTGCGATGGAGTCATCATTGTGCCATTCTGGAGCGCTTGCATGCGGACTGCGTGGACAATGTTGCGAACCTGTGGGTTCTTGAGTGACGGGTACTCATCCATCGCTTCATTCCAGAGACGCTGCTCGCTGTTACGGATAGTCATCTGCTGCTGAACTTGCTGCATAACCTTCTGGCTGATCTTGTCGAAGGCGTCGCCAAAGAAGTTGTTGATGCTCTCTGGGTCATCTGGGTTTTGAATGTCAGTAACCTTTGGAAGTGCTACCTCTTGCTGCTCACCAAGCAAACCGCTCATGTATTCATCATAGCTCTGGTAATGAGGAGTTTGAGGCTGTGGCTGAGTAGCCTCCTGTACCTGTGGCTGCTGCGCAGGCTGTGCTTGCATAGGTTCAGCCATCTGCTGAGGTTGCTCTTGTGGCTGTTCTTGCGGAGCTTCCTGCTGCATGTTGGTGTCAACTGCTTGAGCCAGTGCGTCTACTGTAGTTGGTTGTTCGTCCATTATTTTCTCCTATTAGTTTGTTAGTTATATTTTATCATAGATGAATATCTCGTTGCAATTTGGGTTTGCGCAGGCAAACGTATTGCTATTGAGGTCATCTTCTATGCGTACTAATGTTTTGTGTTTACACTCAGAGTCGTTGAATGAAACAAGTTCCTCTGGTGCGATGCCGTCTACAAAGTCTCCGCCGTGCATCTTGGTAATGCGAGAGGAGAGAGTCTTGTCACGCTCTGGGCTACGATTCGAATTGTCGGAGTTGGTCATCAATCTCTCTCACTGTCTTAGCTGTTGTATCATCCTCTGCTCGTGCAGTAATGACGTTGCGGATTGAGCGAAGCCCACGGACTCTCCCGTGCAGGCTCAGATATGTGTCGCGATCAAGCGCTTCGTTCTTGGTCATAGCATTTACGGCGATAGTAATCTCGTCATCTATAACCTTGAGCACGAACTTGCCAGCCTCTGTAGATAGCAGTGCTTCTGCTGCAATGTGCTCTTGAAGCCTAGCCCGGTTAAAGGCTAGGTTCTTCTTGAGTTGTTCTATATAATTTTCTTCCATTTATTTCCTTTCTACCCAGCTAGGGTTGGGTTCTTTAGTGAGCGAACAGGGAATGTGTCTGGCATAGACTTGCCATCAGACTGCGTTGTAAAGTCCTGTGCCCCTGGTGCTACTTGAGGCTGGATTGCTGCGGGAGCTTGTGGCTGTGCTTGGGCTGGCATCTCTGGGGCTTCCTGCGGTTGACTCTGTGGTTGGCCTTGAGGTGCTGCAGCAGGTGGCAAGATAAAGTGTTGGTAGTTCTCACCAAAGTGCTCTGCACCGCGCATGACAATCTCGTTCCAGTCGATACGGAGGGCGTCTGCTGGATTACCTGTACGCTCTGATTGGCCAACTGAGCTTGTCTGCCATGCCTGCATGTTTGTTACAAAGTCAAGGAAGTTGCGCCGCTTCTCGTCTTTACTGACCGGCTCAAATGATCCGTCATCGATCTTGATACCAAAGATACCAATCATATCTACAGGACGGATGATGTTGGAGATAGTCTCACCGTTCTTTGTGGTGTCGTAGATCACATCAGATACCATGAACTGCTGAGAGTTACTGCTCCACATCTCACCTACCTCACGCCAGCTACGACGGAAGTTTGCGCGCATAAAGCCAACCTTTTCAGCTGCCGCCTCCATCATACGGGTCACACCTGTTGCTGTACCCTGTGTAGAGTCTGTAGCGCTGTTAGGCACACCTGAGGCGTACTGAGAGATGGTAGCGTTTTCGATAGCACCATTGATGAGGTTCATAGCCATGTTCATGTTGTTGGCGTCTGGCTGAGGGAACTTGATCGGCGTTGGCCTTTCACCGCGGTAGATCAATGTACCAGCTGGGCTGATCACAAAGTCGTCAACATACGCAGATTCCTCAATGGCGAGCATACCGTCTGCCGTGTTCTCACGATCCATGAAGTGGTTGAAGATGTCATTGACTGCAGCCTGCATGGTTTCGCTGTTCTCAAAGATGGATTCGCCGAAGTATTGGTACGGTTTGCGTCGGATATAGAAAGCTACGAACGGGTATTTCTGATGCCAGTATGGGTTCTCAACGCGTGAAAGCTCAACCCACTGAGCCTCTGTGTTCCCGCCTGATTGAGCGTAGATAATGCACTCGTTCGTTTCCTTACTCCAACACTCAAAAATCTCTACCATGTTTGTGGTGGAGTCAAGTGCGCCTGGATCTTGTGTGTTAGACAGCCTGTTGCGGCCAGCCTCGTACTGAGCAAACTCATTGGTGACGAGACCTTTCCGTGCATTTTGCAGTGCCTTCTGGTCGATTGAGGTGTCACGCTCTAGCTCGTAGTAAGGCTTCTTGTCGTGGATGATGACCCATGGTGACTGCTGAAGGCTGCGTGCGCCTGGCATAAGGAATACGTTGAACACGTTCACGGCCTGCAGGGCGTTGTACCCCTCTTGGGCCTTGACGGTTTTCTTTACGCCGAAGTTTACCATGTCACCGTTTGCTGTGTATGAGTTGTACTGGGACGTCTTGGTAAGGTATGGGACACGCGCTACACCCTGGCCTGTGACTGCTGCATCAAGCATGACAGACAGAAGCTCGTCGGGGATGGAGTCACCTAGGAGTGGGTTATCAAAGTCGTACTCAAGCTTCATACGCACCCGCTCTGCACGCTTAGACATAACCTCCATGTACTTATTGAACTGCTCGGTTGAGAGCGTGTTCACAGGCAGTGTGCGTACTGATACCTCCCAGCCCGGACGGTACTGGATAAAGCGAGAGATAAGATCCCACACCTTTGAGGCGATGATTGGCATGTATACCTTAGATCGCCACGGCGCCATACGCTTGTTCTCGACGTGGGCGTACATGTCGTTGTACCACTTGCCCCACTTTTTGAACAGATCCTTTTGGTAATCCTTAGCGGTGTTATATCGGCTACTCCATTTCTGAACCTCTTGAACTGGAGTGGTCTTCTCTTTGTTTTCCTTTTTGGTTTCTTTTTTCTCATCGAGCCCAGCAAGCTGCGGTGTAGCTGGGAGCTGGAATTGTTTGTCTTGATTTGGTTGCATGCTACCTCTTTTTTTTTATTTCTAGTATAGCACTTGAGGCCTATAGTACGCTAGTAATATCGTCTACCGTATTACGTAGGAAGCGTGATACGCGCACCCTGGCGTCGTTGTAGTCTAGCGGTGGCACTGCAGTCTTACGAAGGTAAAAGTCTTCCTCATGCCTCTTGCGGTCTGGTGTGTCTTTGACGATGTATGATTTGCGGCGGTGAAACTCATCAAGATACACGGTCGCTTGAACAAACTCCATGCCACAGAGATAGAGGTAAGCAGCTAGTGCAGTATCGTCTGTGGTGAAGTATTTCATTCCTCTGGTACACCTCGTGTCATTAGGATACGGTTCTGCTTTACAACCTCATCATGATAGCTTTCATTGTCGAGCGGCTTGGCTGTGAACAGGTAGGCTTTGCCGCCAAAGTGAACACTACCAATCAAACCAGACTCTCCATCGAAGTACTCAGTCTCATTGATGATTGCTCGAAGGGCTTGTTGGTAGCCCTTGATCCGTAAAATATCTTCTGCTAGTTGTTTTTTCATTTACTTATTTCTCCTATCTACCTCTGATTATACCACACTAAGACAGCAATCGTCCAGTCTCTGGGTCATAAACTCTCTCTGTTTTTCGCTCCTTTCGTGAGCGGATATGCTTCTGATCTAGGAACAAGTAGCGGAGGGCATCTAGAAGGTGGTTGTTGCGATCCTCAGGAATTTCAGACACCTCACCGAACGGATTGCGCATGTACTTGTACGACTGTAGTTCGCGTATCAGGTTGGTGCAGTTTGAGGTGATGAATAGCTTTGGCTTTCCTGTCTCCTCCCTCACGTACAAATGTGTCTTCACAAGCCGTATACCGGCCCTCAGAGAGTCTTTACCTTTCACTGCGGGTGTTACCCACACTCGGTTGTCTCCAAGCGCTGCAGAGCGTAGAGAGGCTATTTCTGTAGCACCTGCTGAGTCCCCAATGATACGAGTGAAGTGACGGTCTCCCATCTTCATGTGGAGGGCGTATCCAATGCGGTCAATGGGCAAATCTGGCTGGTAAATCTCATCATACACATACCAGTTGTTGTTCATGTCTACAGCCACGTAGACGGCCGCAAACGGGTCTTTAAGGCCAAAGTCCATGCCTATCACGTATGTCATGTTGTCACGCGGTACATCCATCGGAGAGACGATATGCTTCTCCTCATTAAACTCGTTGTAGACCATTGTGCTTGGCGTGGTAAACTTAGCCTCCCACTCCTGCACCCACTCGTCAATACGGCCATCTCGTTCGTACTCACGCTTAGATTGCTCCCACTCCTCAAACCGGTGAGGCAGAGCTTCGTTGTCTAGCATGGTTGCGTGTGAGTAGAAGTACTTGCCATCCTTGTCGCGCATGGACTTTTGAGCGAGCATGGCAACGTCGTAAAAGCAGTTGTTCACCCCGTCTGGTGTCGAGGTAAAGATAGCCCACCCTTGATAGTCTGCGAGGGCTGGGCGGATGATCTTACGCCAGGTCTCCTGTCCGTCCTTGAAGAAGGCGTACTCGTCCAAGACCGCACCACGGAGCTTCACACCACGGAGAGAGTCAGGGTTGTCTGCACCTTTGAGCCAGATGATGGAAGGCTCGTTAGGGGCGTGTACGGAGTCGATATTGTGGCCAATGATGCTCTCAGCCTGTACCTTGTAGTGGAGTGGCTTGAGCTGGATGTAGAGCTGGGTTTCGTCTGTCTTCTCGATCATTTCCTTAGGCACAAGCAATTTGAGAATGTCGTTCCAAAAGATCGATTTGGCCTGGCGATATGTTGGAGCGATGATGTAGTAGTTCCCTGGCTTGTCCATTGCGTGCAGGATGGTTGTAGCGCCAATCATGAACGACTTACCTGTACGACGCGACCAGTTGCCAACCTTGAAGCGGGCGGGGCTCAGCATAAATTCTCGTTGCTTGGTATGTGGTTTGAATTGTGCAATGTTCATTTTATTTACCTGTTTATCTATTGCTTCTATTATACCATCTGGGGTATAATCATGGTAGAAGCTTATGGTAGCTCCTTCAAAACTTGTATCGTGTAAAGGTAAATCTTGTTCTTTCGCACAACTAATGTGTACTTTAACCAAAGATAACTAACTTTCGATCATAGAAAACTCCATAGCTGGTCAACCCCAACCATAAGCGTCCAGCTCAATAGCCCCTCCAGTAGCCCTCTGGGGGCTATTTTTTTATTCCAAAAAAGTATTGCATCTTGATCCAGAGTTTGATATTATAGTAGTGTATCTTATCTTCAATGATAAGTGCACATTTAAAAGCCAGTGTTTATCGGTAGCCTTTGGGAAAAGGTGACCTCGGCGAACCGGGAAGGTAAACATTGGTGTCCGGAAAGGGCTGTTGCATGCCTACCGAAGGACGTAAAATTGTGAGGTTCTTAATTGCAACATTCGGCCTGCTACCTGGCCGCGGTAAGGTAGCCTTTTATACTCTGGTATGGGAAACCATAACTACTAGTACTTTTTAAAACTTAGTCACTTATAAATCTCTCGCGAATGATTTATCAAGAGACACTACAATTTATCTGCAGTCTTTGACTGGAAACCAAGCAGAAGGTTACCAGTCAGGTTAAGAGTGCGTGTGCCGTCGTTGCGTTAAGTCGGATTCGGGCCCCACAGGGGTTATTATAGCTGTTTTAAACAGTTTTTCTTTTATTCTTTTCTTTTTTTGTAGGTTTTTTTCTTTTCTTGTTTTCTTTTTATAATAGGGAAATTGGATTGTTATCTATTGCCCCTGGTATGGGGGAATGGAGAACAAGACAATTTGCCACAACCTCAAGTATTAAAGGTTATCTGCTATTAAAGTATTAACTAATAAATAGTAATTATATCTACCAACTTAAGATAGTAGATAACCTATAGATTAAGATAACCTATAAATAAAACCCTATACCAGAGGTAATAGATAACTATATAATTTCCCTCCGGTAAATATATAGTAAATATATAAATAATAATATATAATAGATATATATAGATAATAACTAATAAGAAAGAGAAAGAGGTGGCGAAGCCACCCAGAAAGAGAAAGAAAATGAACAAGGATATTTACTCTCGTAAAACAGCTGAGCAGAGAAAAGCTTGGTGGGATTCATTGTCTGATGAAGAGCAATCCAAGTATATCGAGAAATGGGAGAGGAAGAGAAAGAAAAACAGAAAAGATAATACGGGTAAGGTGGAGACATGGACAAATCACATTGGGCACTTTACCAAGGTATGGCTCACAGCTGATTCTTACCGCGTCACCTTTTCCCCTACAGAGGAGTCTGACGCAAAGCCTCGTAAGCAGCCAACTAAAGAACGAAGGTCGCTCACTACGCGGAGGCACACTACATCCTCAGGCAGAGAGTCAATCCTCAAATCTTTAACCAAGCAGAAAATCGTGATAGAATAGTAACAGTAAACAGTAAATATCTAGGAGAAGAAAATGGCAAAGCTACAATACGGCAACTACTCAGCATGGCTCACAGGTGACATCCTGCGGGTAGCATGTGACAACAAGCTGGTACGTATGGAGACTGTACCTCCAGATGCACTGCGTTATTTCCGTGAGGCATTCGACATGGATAAGCGAGATGCAGCACGTGAGAAGGCAAAGGCCCTTAAAACGGCTCAGGAAGCGTCTAAACCTTCAAAAGGTAAAGTAGGTCATCCTAAGAAACAAAACGCAGCAGAGAGCCTCTCAGAGGGCAATGCGAGCAAAATAGAGTCTAGCACTCCTGCCCCAAGCGAAGAGCCTGAAGTTTTACCAGCACCAGCCCCGCTACCTGATGAGGAGATTCCTACACCTACTGCTCCGCCACAAGACGCAAACATCTACAGCCAAGAGGACATCGATGCAGTCAGTATCTACACCGTACCTATCGCTATGCTTGCTGAAGCTCTGCATGAGCGATTTGGTGTCTACACAGTATTCCGGGGTAAGATGCCAACTGAGTCTGAAGTGTCTCCTCTCACTGGCCAACCAATGACTGCATATCAGCGTGGTGAGGCTTATCAGGCCGCTCGTAGGGCTATTGCACAGGGTGTGCTAGATATGGACTTTGAGCAGGTAAAGATGGATCTGGATGGCTCTCAGAAGGCCTCAGAGGAGCTACGAGAGACGTTTGATCGGCCAACACAGATCCTGTCTGTAGAAGACCATCGCCGGCTGAACACGTTCGACTCCCGCACCTCTATGGCTGCAATGAAGACTCGTACGTACGATAACATCGATGAGCCAGTAGCAGAACCTAACATGATGGGTGAGATTATCCGCCCTAACTGGTAAGCTATGAAATGCCTCGTACCAAAACAGCTGTCTCATCAGGACATTCAATTCATTAAGCTGCTGTTCGATGGGAAACCTCGGGCGGCAGCCTTCCGTGAGGCATATCCAGACAACCGTGCAGTTCAGCGCTGGCACAAAGCCCAGAAGCTACCAATAGACTCACGTGAGCGGAGAAACGCCAAGGACAACCTGCAAAGCGCGGCTATATGGAAAGTAAATAGAGAGCACATAAGAAAGGCAATCATGACATACCAAAAGCGCATGGATCATCTCGCAGATCTATCCCTAGACGTTGCAGAGGAGCTGCTCACCGGTGCACGATCTGAAAAGGTTCGGGCTGATCTGGCAACAGAGTTTATCCGCCAAAAGGTGGGCACACCTACCCAGAAGAGCATCCAGCAAACAGAGCAGACCATCACATTCAGCCTAGACGCCCCAGCTGAAGTACCCAGTGTCCGCACAGATAAGGCGATAGACGCTGAGCATATCATGAAGATTCCTAAGAACAACTAGCCTACTGGCTAGCCAGACCTACGGTCACTTGACATTACTGCTGCTGTCCTGTAATATAGAAACGACTGCCGATGAAGCATTAGAGCCCCACTCCTCGGGGTTCTTTTGTTTTACTGAGCTTCTCTAATCTCACCAGTCAGGATATTCTGCCACATCGCAAGCTGAGCATCCCATCGCCAATGCTTACAGGGACTGGATTGATTACAGCACGGTAGGCCTGGTCTGGGAACAGTCTCCGCAACTTTTGGGGTCTCCGGAATTTCTGGGGTGGGGGTTATCTTAGGAGTCCCATATAACTCTCGCTCGGCCGCTGCATGTTCATCTGCCAGCCGATCTAACTGCTGGCTCACAGACTCCACAGACAGCCTGTATCGCTGTCCTTTCCGTGTAATGTACACATCTCCGCTCTCAGCAGCCTCAAATGCCTCTTTGAGCTTCATTCTAAACTCTCTAATGCTGTATTCTCGCATGATTCCTCCAGGGTTTCCGCGGGAGACCAGATCGCCTCAACAGGGGTAGAGACAACTTTCTCCATGGGGAAAACGTCTCAAGAGACGGGACAGCCTACGGCTAAACGCAAGTTACGTTGATTTACCCCTCAATTGTATCACTTTGTGTACACAAAAGTCTAAATCCCGGCCAATTTGTGTACACCTGTGTACACCAGAGGGGCATTTGTGTATACATTTTGGGGTGATTTGGGGCTAGTTTTAGCACTTTTATATCAGAGTGGGGGGTATAAATATCAGAAGGGGGGTAACCTTTATCCTAAGAGTACCATCATATGGGAACCCATGCAAGGCGGGGTGGGGGGCATTATGGTTCGTACAATATGCATTATGCGATGTTTGACCCCTGTTAGCCCTGTATATATATAGATAACAGGTGTAATACATGGAACATATGTACCATTGCAATAGTCTCTGGATGTGGCTTAATTAGTGCACGTGTCTTGTATTCACTTATCTACTAATTACTCTCTATGTAGAGATGAAGAGAGATTGGTGGGCTTGTCTTCCTTTCGCGGCAAAAGTGAACATAAGCGTTATACATTAATCGTCTTGCTGTACTCCGTTATATCTCCTCATGCTAGATAGTGCTTTAAGTGATGACAAGTAAGGGGAAGGCTTGGCTTTCTCTCGCGCAAAACGTGACTTGCTTGCTGGACGTTATTGTGTTGCTATGCTGTGGATAACTTGAGATAAAAAAAGTCCTCTAATTTTGTTAAAAAGTCTTTACATTTCTATTGGGCTTTGCTATACTAAAGACAGTTAAGAAAGAAGCAGACGCCAAGGGCCAGCCCCTACAGCGGAAAGCCTCCGGAAGAGCTGCTACCAACCACTACTGAACTTTAACAATTAGGCCAACCAAATAATAAACTGGCGAAGCCATCCACGGCAAAGCCGATAACCTAACCGAGAGGAGATTAAATATAGAATAGAGATAACGTAAATCATTTACACTAATAACCATATAATCAATTAATGGCTACGCCACCACGGCAACGCCGCACAGGGGACAACGAAAATGTTCAAGATCAACTACGCAACCATCAAGGCTATGAGCGAGACCACCAAGAGCTGGCTGCCTAAAGACCTACGAGGGCTTGACTATGAAACAGTCGGCTACTACACACCAAGTTACGCTAACTGGAGCTACCAGGTTGTTGCTGCCAAGGTACAGGACGACGAAGGCAACGAACAGGACATGTACCTGCTCATACAGTTTGGCCAGGTCAAGGGCTGCCGCAGCGTTTACCCTGAGATGACGGAGGACACAACATACACAGTAGTGAAGGACGGCAAGACCTGGGGCGGTCGCAAGTTCACTGGCCGCAATAAGCAAATGGATTTGTTCGAAGCCGCAGAGGTAGCCGCCAAGCACGGTGGTATCATCATGGAAACAGTACTAGACGGAGACGGCTGGGAAGTATCAACACGAGTATACAAGTAGGAGAACCAGAGAATGTTTATTATCACAGCATACAACTACGAAGGTAGGGACTTTAGTTGGGACGGTCGAAACTTTGACAGATATTGGGGTGGATTTGGTCAAACTGTACTCGACACAATGGATGAGGTGCAAGACGAGCTGAATCTTGCGCGCAAAAAAGCAGCAGGCTGGAAGGGCCTACGAGTATACAAAATCGTAAAGAGCAACAGGCGCAGCAGCCGCTATGAATTAGTCCACGACGAGGAGACAATGTAAGTAATTATGACAAAGAAAGAACAACGAACCAACTCACTTATCCTAGCAATCATCGCACTTATCCTACTGGTAATCATAGCGGTGGGATACCGTGCACCTGAGGCTAGCACTGAACAAAAGAAAGCATTTCAAAGCTACACATGTAGCACCTACACCAAAGACCATCTAACATCATACGAGTGTGACAAGAACTAGAAAGGGGAGTCATGACCAAAGAACAAACTAACCACTGGGCACGAGTAGCAGAGGATACTGTAAGCCCATACAACGAACAGAAAGCACAGAAGTATATCAAGCGAGCAAGTGAGCGTGAGCTGCTAGCACTGATCGTGTGCGATGGTGACGAGGATATGGAAGCACCGCTACTACGATCACGAGGCAAAGAGCGTGAGCTTATCGTAGCTAAACTACTGGGAGATGATGATGAGTAAGAAAAAGATTGCACTAATATTAGTACCACTGGTACTCGCGTACTTGTACGCTATCACCCTTGCGGGCATCTTGATTTATGGGCAGATGCATCCAGCAGATTATTCTTGGCTTGATGAAAAGCCAGTGTCGAGCACGACCAAACAGGAGAAGCCAGCACGACCATTGCTAGATCAGATCAATGACTACCGCAAAGAGAAGGGGCTCGCCCCACTACAGGCTAACTCCGACAGTACACAAGCAGCACAAGTACGAGCAACTGAGGTAGCAGAGTGTGGGGAGAAGTGTTGGAATCACACCCGCCCTAATGGCGAATCATGGATCACGGCACAGAACATGAGCACGATCAGCATCGAGGATGGGTATTACGCAGCAACAGAGAACCTGGCAGAGTGCACACTAGATGATGCACACACACTAAAGATGTGGAAGCAATCACCCAAGCATAATGAGGCACTGCTGGGTAACTACACACAAGCAGGCATTTACCACACATTCGATAAGAGCGGATGCAGGATCACCGCACTGGAGTTGAAGGCATGAGCGACAAAGTAATCAATGAGGACTACGCCATTAGCTATCTCCAAGACGTGCAGGACTGGCTGGCTAGTGAGCTATCAGATCCAGACAGTGAGTATCGAGAGAAGCTGGCAAAGGCTATCATATTAGTAGGGGATGCAATAGATATAATTGTAGACTACGAGGAAAGAGACAAATGATTAGACGAATACTAATAGTTATTACATTCATACTATCTGTGATAGTGATGCGACTGATTACGAATATAGTGTACGGCTTATTCTTATTAATTGGTGGTGCAGTATCACCAAACAATAAGGAGTACATTGCCGTTGGCATGCTAACCGTAACAGCAGTACTGATTGTGTACTTTTCTATACGGACAGTTGATAATAGAAAATAAAGGAGGTAACAGATGAAGCAAAAGATTCTAGAGGTTCTAGATAAATCCACAAGCAACAGCATGAAAGCCGACGAGATTATCAGAATCATCGAGATGGGGATTACCCAAGCACAGTACGACATGTGGGATATGTGCAAAGCAGATCGCAATAGACCATCAATCAATAGCGTTGACTGGGCAGTTGCAATGATAGAAAACAAATTATTTGGGAGGTTAGACGACGAAGAATAAACTTAAGATTGTAGGAATGATTACGATGTTTGCTATCATCCTGTCACTATTCTTATCGGTGATAGTATTCTCTGCTATGGCAATAGCAACATACTTTGGCTTCTATAACAATGTAATAGCGCTTGGGTTGTTGGTATCATTTGCTACTGGCTTTATCCTAACGGCTGTGGTAGCTAACCCAAATTAAAGAGGGGGGTAAATCTGTGACAGGCGAACAAATGCAAGAACTATTACAAGACCCAACACCACTGAAGTATGCATACACGTACGATGCACAAATGGGTATTGACTGTCTGAGCGACAACTTAATAGCACGAGCTAAAGAGTATGGGCTTGATGATGTAGTAGACGAACTGAGAAGCGCAATGGACAAGGTGCGCGAAGCATCAGAAACTATATTTTATTTTTAAGGAAAGGACGACAAGGAAATAACTTATGGAAAATAAATGGCGAGGTAGTGCACTGTGTGCACAAACAGATCCGGAAGCTTTCTTTCCGGCAAACAAAGCATACGCTGATGAGTACAATGGGTACAACAACTACAATGATGCACGAAAGATCTGTGCGGAGTGTCCAGTAAAAGGTGAGTGTCTAGCAGATGCTCTAATGACCGGCGACGTAGAGTACGGTATGCGAGGTGGACTAACACCACGTGAGCGTATGGGTATCCTAGCAACGAAGGTGGCAATGTATGAGTAAAGTGAAGGACGCAGTAAAGTTGCTGCTCGTCTTATTCTCACCGGTTATGTTGGTAATTGCAGCAAGGGCGATGCACACTATCTGTATGCGGGTGCTAGCTGGCATTGTCCCCACCGCAAGAAGCTTGGTATTTTGCCCTGCTGCTAGCAATAGTATCGTTTACAGTTGCTGGATGCTACGCTTTTTGTAAATGGATAGATGGATAAATGAGGAGACAATATGATTAAGAATGTCATTAGATACACAGCAATGGTTGTTACAGCCGTGCTACTACCAATAGCGCTTTACTCAGCAGCGATATTGATATACAAATTCTACCTGTTTGTAGCAGGTTTAGTATCTCCAGAGAACAAAGAGTTTATGGCTTTCTTTGGTATGCTTGCACTAGCTATGAGTCTGGTGGGTGGTGTCATATACACCTGTGAACAGTACGAGATTAAGACAATGAAATAGGAGGTAAACATGTTACTTAAATATATGACAACAAACGAATTTGTGGCTTCTGTAAAAGCCTTAGGTCTTAGGACAAGAGCAAACAAAACCTATGGTGTAAATTTTATAGATATACAAGATGCGGACGGCGACACGATTGCCCATGTCGATGTAGATATACAAGGTAAGATGAGTGTAAGAAGGATCACCGAAGGCTATGACCATAACATTCTATTCCAGGTTATGTGTGTATATGCCAGCACTCCGGTTAGTGAGCGAGAGCCAAACATGTATAAACTTAAAATTCTCGATACAAATCTATACCTTATTTATATCAACAAACGTAAAGCAACGGTTACGACAAATAAGAAAGAGGCGAAAGTCTATGATGATGTTGAAACATATGAGGCTAAGGTGTTAGCAGATAAGCAGGGGTTTGCATTAAGAGCGGAGACGGCCAATGTTGATGACTAAGTACAGGGTGATGGAGTTGATCGAATCAATCGACGCTGACACCGTAGAGGAGCTAAAGGATAAACTAATCGATGAGATTGGAAGGTTAGCATGACAGAGAACATTAAGCCTGGCAAGTGTGAGCATTGTGGCCAGACTGTCCAAGTATATAAGTATAAGATCACATCAGCCATGGTATATCTGTTAAAGGATATGGCACGTCTTACACACGAGCAAGTAAGCAATGGCTTTCTCGATCCACGCTGGATAGACATGGCGCACATTGACAGACCTTACGGTATTAAGTCACAGATCACAAAGCTACGACTACATGGATTAGTAGCTAGGGTTACGGTAGACGACAGGCAAGTACCACGCACATGGATCATCACACGTAAGGGTTGGGTATTCCTTGCTGGTGAACCTGTAGAGGATAGGGTAATCGTCTACAATAATAAGGTGATTGGGCATGGCGATGATTGGTGCACACTACCACAAGTATCAGGTAGGGCAGATGATTATATCGCTGAGCCTATCACACCAGAGGAAAGTAAACAATTAATTAATGGCGAAGCCAAGTAGGAGGAATAAATGAACTACAACACACCAAAACTAAACCAAGAGACTAACGACAAATGGGCGCAGTTTGACACATTAAGTGATCACCTACGCGGACATTGTAAACACCAAACGGAGGAAAGTATGACAGAATATAAGAAACACATTGGGCAATACGAACGAAGTTCGCGGGAGCAAGGCTACAACGAGCCTAGCTTGCGCAGCCCATACAACGACATGATGATTGACACACCATCGCCTGAGGAGTTACTGGCTGAACGTAACAGTGCAGCCCTAGGTGATGCAGTTCAATCGTTCGCGATTCCACGATCAGTTATTAAGGGCGAGCGTCCAGAGCCGCACGACTGGCAAGCACCAGAGAGTGAGCCCGTACAAGCGCCTATGTTTGAGATGCAAGAGGTTGTAGACGGCCTGC